CTATTCGGAGCAGTTGCCATTGAGGATAGGCATAGAAAGATTTGAAGCTTTAAAAAGCAGGAGAGGTCAGGTGGTCCATTATTCGATACCTGAGATAAAAGAATTGATTGAAACGTATAAACTTAAAACCAAAAAACTATGTTAAAAGAAAAAGCATTGCAAATAGCAATAACTCAAATAGGACAAGAAGAACATCCAAAAAATTCTAATTGGGGTAAACCTGTTCAAGATTATTTAGCATCAGTAGGAATAACATTCCCAGCATCATGGTGTGCTGCATTTGTTTATTGGTGTTTTCAAAAGACTTGTATAGATTTAAAAATACCTAATCCATTGGTAAAGACTGGTGGTGTGTTGGCTCATTGGAATAAAGCTAATGTAAAAAATAGGGTTACATCTCCTGCACCTGGCGATATATTTATAATGGATTTTGGCAAAGGATTAGGTCATACAGGAATAGTTGAATCAGTAACATCTACTCATATCAACACTATTGAAGGTAATAGTAATGATGAAGGATCAAGAGAGGGTTATGAAGTTTGTAAAAGAAGCAGACCTAAAACATCTATAAAAGGGTATTTAAGGTATGTATAAATTAAGCTTGTCTGCTTACCATTATACTATGTCTTTTCTTTTGTAAATTTTCCTTTTGCTTACGATACTCAATAGAAACAATCTTTTTTCTTAACTGATTGCCTATCTTATCGTTTATCAAATCATCCAACTTTACTGAATGGAAGTCAGCTATTTTAATGAGATTGTCAAGTGGCACATTTGCTCTTTCAGTTTCATAGAATCCATATATACCTGCTCCAATGCTCACTTTTTCAGCAAAGTCTTTTATCGTTAATTCTTTCGATAATCTGAGAAGTTTAATATTTTTAGATATGTTTTTATTGTAACTCATTATTTAATATCAACTCCAATTTTAGAGAAGATGGCATCTTTCAATTTCACATAAAAGCTATGCAAAAAAGGATTCCATTCAGGCTGCTGGATGCATGATTCTACTTTTCTAATCGAATGAATGATGGTTGAATGATCCTTGTTATCAAAGATATTGCCTATCTCTTTTAAAGATAAAAATCCATCCTGCTTGTTGCCTGATTCGGTAACTCTAAGGTCGTTGAATATTCGATGTAAATAGTACATAAGCACTTGTCTTGGTTGGCAAATCACAGCCTTTCTGCCTACATTTGTAAGTTGCTTCCTTGTAAGGTTAAATGTATCACAGGCGATATTTATCACATCATCAGCCTTTAAATGTGTGAGGTCAAGCACTCCATTCTCAAAGCAATATTTTGAATATTCTAGCTTCTTATTTAGTAGTGTTATCTCCAGGTGCTTAATATCTGCCAGCATTCCATTTGCTAATTCAATTTTATTAGGTGCTAATTCATTCATCTTAATCTTGTTTATATTTTTGATTGTAATATTCGGTGCTTACTTTGTCTGCAAAATCCTTGCTGATATGTTCTTCTTCGATTAAATAAGCTCGTGTGTGTGCATTAATTAACTGCTCACGTTCAATCTCTTTGGCTTTGTCCTTTGACCAAGCTACATCAATGATGAAGTCATCAACACTAATCAATCCTTTTTCAAGGTTTGATTCAAGAGCTTCTAAAGTATTTATTAGCCAATTTACTGCTGTGTATTTTTTTTCCATGTTAGTCTTTTTTAAATGTTTCGTTGTAGTATTGTTCTGCTGATGACCATAAAATCATTTCATCCCATTCTCTTGCAGTTTTATAACCATCACTTTTACCTTCATCATAAGCATCTATTATTTGTTCCTTTTCCATTTCTTTGGCTTGTCTTGCCATCATTAAGCAATCTACATAAATGCCTTTTGCCCTTCTATTTTCTTTTGTATTAGTTGGCAAATTATCTGCTTTACTTTTGATTTGCTCAACCAACCAATCTACTGCTGTTTGTTTCATATTATTTTTATTTAATTAAACTGTCCCATATATTAGCTAAATTTGTGAAAAATTGGTATTAATAGCTAACATATTAGTTATATTTCTTTGTTTTTAAATGTGTCTTGATAATATTGTTCTTTGCTTAAAGGGTTGTTGAAATAAGCATTATTGTAGCCTTGTTGATAAGCATCTTCAATCTGCTCCTTCTCCATCTTTTCAGCTTTTTTTAACAAGACAAACCAATTAAACTTATCCTTTGGCTCATCCCATAATTTGTTAAATAGCCATTCTGTTGCTGTTTCTTTTTCCATTTTTGTTTATTTTATGATTCGTGATTCGCGAATTGAGAATTGTTATTGCCAATTTATAGTTTATTTATTTACTGCCCACAAAGTCGCTGGAGTACAATGTGCCTTTACATTTGATACGTTCTTAAATCCTTTTCGATAAATCAATCCACATTTAACTGCTTTGACTATTATTCCACCCCAAGCTCTCGCACTTGGTGGCTCAGATAAATGATTCTTGGATGCTTCTCTGACATCTTCAGTCATAAACTCATCATTGTATCGGATGTAATTTAATAAGCAGTTGTAGGCTTGTTCACTCCACAAAGGCTGTACTTCATCGGCATGATTGATTGCTTGTTGAATGCCTTTATCTCTTAAATTTTGAGATATAAATATATCTAATTGCATGATGTTTTTTTAGATTAAAGTTAATTGATTCTTTGCAGTTACAGCAGATTGGGCATTTTGCTTTGCTATTGAGTAGTAGCTTTCTTTTAATTCAAATCCTATACCTTTTCTGCCCATTTTAACAGCTTGATAAACTTCACTACCAATCCCCATAAACGGAGTTAATACAGTATCTCCTTTATTGCTATAAAGATGTATTAATCTTTCAATAGTATCTAATTGCAAAGGACATATATGCTTTTCATCATTGCTTTCACGACCATTCCTAAATCCATTTAAAGTATTGCCATAGTCAATATCCATCCATACAGGAGATGCGTACTTTTGCCAAAGGTCCACTGGTATATCTAAACTTGTTACAGGATTAGTTCTATCTCCATCCTTTCTAAATATCATTACATAATCAGGAATACCAACTCTTGACATTGTGCTATCTTTTTTTACTTGCTTATGTAACAATCCAAGTGCTTTAGTTCTTTGCATTTCAATTACAGGATCTTTCCAAATAGTTACACGAGATGCATAAATAAATCCTGCTTCTTCAAATGCCTTTAAAAGCAATCCACTAAAATCTCTCAATCCTATAAATCCATGCTTGCCTTTTTGAATTGGAATATCCATACAATGCACAGCTACATTTCTGCCTGACATCATAACTCTATAAAGCTCTTTAATAAGATATCCAAATTGCTCTAAAAATTCATTATAATCTTTTGAATTGCCCATATCTTCAACATGACTTGAATATGTGTAAAGCTCAGCAAATGGTGGACTAAATACACTTAATCCAACTGTCTCACTTGGTACATTTTTAATTAGTTCAACACAATCCCCTCTTTTAATATCAAACCATTCATTGTTTTCGCTTTCAATATCAAAGTCTGCTTGTGTCATTGTATTATTGTTTAAGTTAGCATTTACGCTTATAGCCATTTCATCTTGCATAATTTCAAATTGTTTTTGTTTGTTATTAATTGATTGTTTTACGTTGCTCATTGTATCTGTAGTTATTAAATAAATATTTACTTCATGTTTTTGACCAAATCTATATGACCTCCTCATTGCCTGATATAATCCTTCAAAACTAAAATCTAAAGAAGCAAATATTTGATTGTGGCAATTTTGATAATTCATTCCAAAAGATGCTATTTTAGTCTTTGTAATTAAAATCCTAAATTCATTATTTGCAAATCCTAATAGCTTTTCTTTTTTCCATTTATCAGTATCTGATCCCTTTACTTCAACAGCATGAGGTAATAATTTTTTAAGCATCTCTCCTTCCTCATTTTGTTTAATCCATACTATAAAATTATCATTAGGCTTTGATTCAATTATCTTAACTACTTCATTCAATCTTTCTTTTTTAGTCATTCTTAACTCAGTATTGAAGTTAGTTGCTGATATTGCAACATCATTAAATAATTGACCATTATCTCTATTCTCAGTTATAATTTGCTTTTCAATTATATTAAGTTGTGGCAATGCATATCCTTGCATTTCAAATCCTATATCCTGAGGTTTATTAAGCATGATTGCCCAGCTACCAATAAACTGATAAAATAATTTTATTGCATGACCTTTTAATCTCCATTTAGCTGTCTCTCCACCATCATGAACGAAGTACATTGCAAGCATCTCATTACGGCTCATTACATCTAAAAACTCTGAATGATTGCCCAACTCCATAGGATCATTAGGAGATGGTGTTGCTGTACAAGCTAATTTATAAGGAGTATTGGCAAAAGTATCTAATATTAATTTTTTAGTAGCTCCTTCAAAATTTTTAAGAATGCTACTTTCATCTAAAACTACTCCTGAATAAGATAAGCAGTCAATATTAGCAATTTGCTCATAATTATCTGCATCAAAGCAATCTATATCAATATTAAATTTAATTGCTTCTTGTCTTGTTTGTTCAACAACAGCTAAAGGAGCTAATATCAATACTTTTTTATTTGTTTTCTTTGATACTTCATTTGCCCATGATAATTGCATTAAAGTTTTACCTAATCCACAATCAGCGAAAATAGCATACTTACCAGCTTTTAATGCTCGTTTGACAATGAATTTTTGGAATGGAAATAAATTATTATTTAACTTATTTTCTTCAATATCGAATCCTGAATAAATATGATTCTTTTGTTTTGACTTTAAAAAGTCAGAGTATTCTTTTTTCATTTTAGTTTGTTTTTTTAGTTTGATAATGGGTGCAAGATATAATCTTATTTTTGATATTCAAAATTTATTTTGAATTATTTTAGTGCAATTCTAATTCGACCTGTTCGCCAGGTGCAGGAATATTGAAACCAAACCACTCGCCACAGAACACATTTAACCTATCTATCAACTCGCAAAACTCACTCTTAGATAGTGTTGTAGTTGATTGTGGCACTCGCTTGATCTCGCCTGTCTTTTCATTAATAATTTCTTTGAAGTTAAACTCACTCTTAATAAATTCATGTGCTGATTCCAAAGTAAAGTTATTGCCTAAGTCCTCAAATCCTTGTCTCATTAGTGGCACTACTGCCGACCAATAGTAAGCATTTTGCTCCAAGCTCCTGATGGCTTTCTTCTTCTCAAAAGTAACGATAAACTCAGCACAATTTAATGATTGGCAGAATTTAGTCGCTTCCTTTGAATTTCGGAGCTTCAGCATTCCATCTTCAATATAGGCAGTTGATTTATACTTCATTATTAAAATGTATATTATCTATAAATACTCCATTTTGCTCAAATTCAAGGATAGTTTCTTTATCCAATCCATCAAATAATGGCTCTAAAAAAACATATATAATTATTTCATGTGGAAAAGTGTCACTTATAAGCATTTCTGTACCAGTTATAATAAATTTATCATCAAAGTTATCATCAGCTAACTTTAACATACATTCCATTCCTATTAAATCTTTTAAGTCTTTTAAATCTTTCATTTTGTTTTTTTTTATTTTATTAATTAATTATTTGATAGCATCGTTTAAGCAGTCCACAGCAAATTCAATCTTCTTTAGTAATGCCTTAATAAACTCCTCATCAAGTGGAATCTCAATAATTGCTATCTTGTTAAACTCATCTTTGAATCGTGGATCAAAAGAAACGAATCTTGCTTGTTTGAGGGATGTACACCACATTCCATACTGAATCTGTGGATAATAATCCTTGTATTGCTTTTTGAATGCATCAAGCTTTCCTTCTTTCATTCTGCTTATAGTCAAGTTTTTCAAGTGCACAGTTGAATTGAAAGGACATTTATATTCAACATACCAATCGCCATGTAAGGCATCAGGACTTGCTCCAGCATTGAATGGAAAGTTAGGACAAGTGTAAAACACTGGATTCTCAATCCCAAAATATTCGATATCGGAATCTGCAATATCAAACATTGACTTGTACTTCTCATTGGCAATATACTCGTGTTCGATTCCCCATGACATTGCAGATGTAGTGAAATTTAATGGTCTTTCTTGTGTAAGGACTTCACAAATCTTTTCATCAATGTAAGTTAGGGCAGTCTCGCCAAATTCTTGGTCCTTTGCCTTGCCACCGACAAGCAACTTCCAAATGGAAGATGCTGTAAATTTGCCGAATCGTTCAGGTGCTGTGTTAGTTGGTTGCATTCTTTAAGGCTTTTTCTACGTCTGCAGATAGTGAGTAATGTTGTTTAATCGTTGCCAATGTAATAGCTCCTTCAAGCAGTTTAGAATAGCAGTTGTTGTAATCCTTTGTTTCAAACATTAAAAGCTTCTTGCCAGTCTCTTTTGGTGCTTCCTTAGTTGTTTGCTCTCCACTTGCATCTGTGTCTTTGTCAGTAATAATACCTAAAATACTGCTTAAACTGTAACGACGGATGTAAGTTATGGCAGATCCAAGTACCTGGAAGTCATTCATTCCTTTAAGTTGGACTCCTTGAGGGATGTCTGTATTGCTCTCTATCTGCTCTGCTGACTCAATGTGAAACACAATAGTCTTAACTTGCATTCCATTTATCAGTTGGGTAAATCCCAATCCATGCTTTTTTAGCAGTGGATTGATGGTTGAGAATACAGCAGGAAGGTCAGCATATTTGTAACCGTATGCTTGAGTGTCTTTAAGAATTACAGGTACTTCATTTTGGAAGTTGGCTAATGCTTTAAATAAGTTTTTCATTTTTATTGTTTTTTTAGTTTGTTAATTAATCCCAGTTACTTTGTCTATCATCTTCAAAAGCAGCAATGCCACGTTCTTCTTCTTTGTCGGCAGCAGACATCTCCTGTTCTTCCTCCTCATCATCTTCATCTTCATCCTCA